ATAAATTATTTACTTATGATGAATTTATTAAAAAATATTCTATAACAATATTTTTATCTTCTATATTTTTAGATAAAAATATAGTAAAAATAAGATATAGTAATAAGTTTTATAGCAGTTCATTTACAGGTATAAGTTCTAAAGAAAAACAACTTAAAACATATTGTAAAAAATTATATTTAAATAATACTAATATTTTATTTTTAAAAAGTGTAGAAAATTTAAAAAAAATTTTACCATACGAATTTAATCTTAATTATTTAAGTATTATACAAAAAAAATATATAGATTCTACACAATTAAATTATACTGTAAATGAAATAAATATAAATCTAGATAAATGTATTGTAAATAGTACATATCATAGACCATTATTTAAAACAACACAACATCCTGATTGTTGTGGTGCTAAACTTCATTCTAATCATAATACGGATTTTGAAACTATAAATTTTATAAAAGATAATAAATTTTATAATAATTTAACATATTTATCTATATTGAATGAAAATTATGCACATAGAAATTTAATTTTAAATACTAGTAAAGTTTCTAGAGTTACAGCATTATATAATGCAATATTTAAAACTACATTAAAATCATATAATAATTATGTAAATCCTAATAGTGGAAATACTGTATATAATTATGTTATCAATACTATAGAAAGAATATTGGAATTTACAGATAATGATTTAGAAGATAGATATGCTTTTAAAACTGAACTAGAAAATGCTTATTTTGATATTAAAAATATTTCTTGTATTTTTTTATTGGAAAAGATCGAATCATTGACAATGAATAAACTAGAAAAAAAAGTACAAAAAATAAAAAAAGAAATAAATGTAATTGTCTAACGGGGAAACTCTTTAAATAATAATTATGATTACTCTAAATCAAATGCTATGTCCTCCAGATTTTCTTAAAACTACTTGGGGAGAATCTTTTTATATAGAAAATGACAATCATGATATAGTTGGACATGTTGCATTAATGCATGCATGGGACGGCTCAATTGTGATTTGGCAACTTGAAATATTTAAAGATTATTTAAGAAAAGGATATGCTTTAAAAACAATTCTCTCTCTTAGAAAGAAATACTTCCATAAGTCTTTTAAAGCAGCGGTAAATATCAAAAATACTGCTTCTATGAATCTTTTTTTAAAAGCAGGGTTTAAAGACACTAAAAAAGTTGAACATAATAATGAGCAACAAATATGGTATAGTCAGGATTCTTTTAAAGACAATCCCGTGCCGTCACTTGATAAAAATGATTTAAAATTATTAGATTGTGCACTTCGTTCAGGGGGAGGATGTTGTGGTGGAGAAAGTCCAGACTGCGCTCCTAGCCCTAGTATTACAGAAGTGCATAATAAAATTAAATTAATATTACAAAACGGTGTAGAGACTGACAAGATCCAACCTACACAAAATCCTATTACATTTAATGATTTTATAAATAATAATCATTGTAAAACACATTGGTATGTATTAATGTGTAATAAATGTAGAAAAGATTTTGATAGGTTGAAGAGACAGTCCGAACTATAAATATAAATTAAATTTAAAATAACATGAAAAATAATAAAGTATTAATTAACAGTAACCATGAGTTAGAGATTTATTATAAAAATAAGCAATATAATATTAAAAATAGTTTTTATGAACCTTATATTTATGAATGCCAAATTAGTTGTGGAATTCTAGAATTAGAAGGAATAAATAATTTAATAGAAGATATAAGTAATTTTGTAATAAAACATAAATTACCTTCTTATTATATTAAACTTATTTTTAATAAACAACTAAAATTAACTATGTTATTAGACCAAATAGAAGATAACCTAGAACTCCATGCTCCAAATGATTTTAGTATGCTATTAATATCTACTAATTTAACAAATAATTTCTATAGAAAAGAATTAGAAAAATGTTTAGGTGAAATTTGTTCTGTTAAGACTAGAAGTAGGAAAAACCCTAATAGTAAAAACTATATACGTGCATGGTTTATTCCAAAACATGTTATTATGAATTTATAATAAATTATAGAGTCATACAGAAATGATATGACCCTCTAGAAATAGAGAGTAACAAAATTGAAAACTCAAGGAGCCGATTGGTTCTTTGTTTATAATACTATTGAACAGGTTATTGAAAAAGATTTAAATATTAAATTAAAAATATTTTATTTTACTTTAGAAATGTCTAAAGATGAAAAAATGCTATCTGCTTTTTCTAACATATTATATGTTAAAGAAGGTATTAGAGTAGCACCTAAAGATCTTAGAAGTACTAAAGCAGATAAAATATTATCCAAAGAGATTTTAGATATCATAGCTTCCTATGAGCCTTATTTTAAAAAGATGGAAGAGGTTATAGAATTTGTTGATGATATTAGAAATCCAACAGGAATATTTAAATTTGTTGATGACTATGCTAAAAAAAATGGCACTATTTATAACAGAGAAGTAGAGTTTATTGATAATAAAACAGGTGAGAAAAAAACAAACACTGTTTTTGATTATTATAAACCTGATAACTCTGAAGAATATGTCATGATTATTATTGATCATATTAGTTTAATATCAACAGAAAAAGAAGATGGGAGACCATTGAATTTACACCAATCTATTGTTAAATTATCCTCTGATTATTTGATTAGGTTAAGGAATAGATATAATTATATACCTGTAGTAGTTCAACAGCAAGCACAATCTCAAGAATCTATAGAAAATATGAAAGCTAACAGACTTAAACCAACATTAGATGGTTTAGGTGATTGTAAGCTTACTCAAAGAGATGCTAACGTAATATTAGGACTTTTTAGTCCTTTTAGACATGAGATAAAAACATATCATGGTTACGATATTAGTTTTTTTAGAGATAATATTAGATTTTTAGAGATTTTAGGCGGAAGAGAAGGTGGTGGTGGTACTATCTGTCCATTATATTTTGATGGTGCAGTTAACTTTTTTAAAGAATTACCATTACCTTCAGATTCACCTAAACTTAATCAAGTATATGAATATATAAAAACAATAAGATAATGAAAGAACCTTATATAAATTTAGAAGATTATATCAGAGATCAATCTGAAATAACTGATCAAGAAATACGTCAATTACTTTTTACAAAAAAATTTTGTATTTTACGTAATTCAAATGGGCATAATTATAGACGTTTTGTTGATTCTAAAGGAATACTAAGATTTAATAATCCAAGATTACATCTTGCTTTTAGTGGGTCTAATCGTACAGGAGGAAGTATTAATATGGGATGTATTGGAGATGGAAATTCTGGTAATCATATTAGATTTCATGATATAGGATTGATTATAGTAGAAAAATCTAAAAAAGATATTATCAATCGTATTCAGTTATTAAACAAAAAGAAAACTGATATTGAAGAAAAACTTAATACTTATTTAGAACAATTAGATTTTTTAATTAATACTAATAGTGATGAATTTGATCAAGAAGAATTTGATAAATGGAAAAAGGAAAAAATTAAAAATGAACTCAAAGATAAAAAATCAGAAATTGCAGAAATGAAAGTTTAATTTTTAATGGTTGGTAAATGGAAGGAATGAAGATGAATGATTGAATTACCAAAAACAAAAACAAAATCGACTAGAGTAAATCCAAAATCTATAGTATTATTTAGTCAGCCTAAAACAGGGAAAACAACTGTTGCAGCTGCTTTAGATAATAATTTATTAATTGATTTAGAAGAAGGAAGTGAATTTGTAGATGCTATGAAAATAGATATTATAAAAGAAGCACGAAAACGTGATGTACTTCCTATTATAGTTTTAAAAGAAACTATAGATGCTATAAAACAAGCTAATAAAGATAATGAAGGATATATATATAAATATATTACTCTAGATACAGTTACTGCCTTAGAAGACGTAGTATTACCTCTTGCAAATAAAATGTATAGAGATACGCCTATGGGTCGTAATTGGGAAGGTGATGATGTTACAACATTACCTAATGGTGCTGGATATAGATATACTAGAACTGCACTATCTCGTGTATTAAATGAATTAGAAGAGATTTGCGATACTCTTATAATTTTAGGACATACAAAAGATAAAGACATAGAAAAGAAAGGAGAAATGATTACTGAAAGAAGTTTAGATCTAACAGGTAAATCAGCTTCTATTTTATGTGCTGCAGTAGATACTATTGGTTATGTATATCGAGACGAAAATGAAACTATTATTGATTTTAAGCCATCACAAAATTTTATAATAGGTTCTAGAAGTCCACATTTAAAAGATACAAAAATAGTTGTAGCTGTTTCTGATGACCAAGGAAACATAAAAGTAGATTGGTCAAAAATATTTATAAACAAATAAAAAAATTTTTAACGAATGATTGATTTAAATGGAAATGATTTTGCGACAACCCCAGTAGCTATTTTTAATAAAAATATAAGGGGGAAATTAATCCCCCCTATAATTAATAAATTAAGTTAAGAATATATATTATACCCAACTTTCTTTAGCTGGACTATCT